CTTGTGCATCTGCATCCTTTACTTCAAACAGTTTTTCATTATCTTTCTTAATTAAACAATTGTTAAATATTGGAGCATTCTCCATTATCATTATTTGTTTAACATTTATTTCTATTTGAAAGTATCTTTGGCTAAATTTTATTCCTAATATTTCTAATATACTAATAATATCACTTTCCTGTGTTATATCTTCTAAACTTTTTTCCATTTCTTTTTCATTGAATATAGGAATAGCATTATCTATATTACTCCTTAATGAATTCAAATTCACCCGCATCAAATAATTTTTCCCTTTATATACTTTCACCGGTGAGACAAAACTGTTTTGAATATCCTCCATCTCTAAATCTGTATTAGCAAACCAAATTTCATGCTTACTATATATAAGGTCTTGCAGCTTTTCCTCGATTTTAGTAATAATTTCTACAAAATCCGAGTTCAATTCACTTAATAATAAATCTGTGTATTTTTTCTTACCTGTTTTCATAATACCTTGCTTGGTTTTACATTTAGGTGTTTGTATGTAAAAATGATCATCGTTATTGTTAATTAATAGCTTTGAAAAGTATGTACCACCTTGATTAGGTACTGGATTTGACAATCTAAAATTAGCTGTATCCAAGTTGTCCCCAAGTTTATATATCGTCATATTTTGATATATAGAAAAAATTAACCCATTTTTTACTTAAATAAGATTAATTCTTAAATTATTATTATTACTATTATTCAATGAAAAATGGAATAATAGAAAAATGTTTAGAACTTTTCCAAAAAGAAGAAATAAAGACACAGATTAAAGATATATCTAAACCTATTTGCGACAACTTTATGGATAATCTATTGCCTCAAATTAACCTATATCTTATTATATACCTTATTATTCTACTTATAATACTTATACTCAATTTCGGAATATTTTTACTTCTTTTAAAAGACCGGAAATATCTTTAATATATATATATGAAACTTAAAGGAGGATATACATATGGTAAAGCTCAAAGCGAAGGACTAGGTCAAGGCGAAGTTCAGGTTCAGGACGAAGTACAGGGTCAGGGTAGCAAACGTCGGTGTGTTCGAAGACGTCTTCGGCGTAGTAGATCAAGACACGAACTCAAACGGAAACGCAGTCAAACAACCGGCGGTAATAAGAAAACTAGACGCACTAAACGCTAATTATTTTTATTTAGTAATTATATGAGTAATGAATTTACTGATATGATTAAAGAATGGGTGATTGTAGACAATCATTTAAGAGATCTTACGTCGCAAGCAAAAGCTCTTAGAGAAAAAAGAAATAACATAAATAATAATGTTATTACATATATTCAAAACAACAATCTTAACGATGCAATTATTAAAATTAACGATGGTACGTTAAAATTCAATTATAGTAAAACTACACAACCATTAACATTCAAATATATAGAAGAATGCCTTAGCGACATTATAGATGACGAAAATAAAGTAGAACAAATCATAAACTATATTAAAACTAAAAGAAATGTTAAATCAATCATGGATATTAAAAGAATTTATAATTAATATTATATAATGGAGTATTTTTCTAGAGATGAACTTACTAAATCTTACAGAAATGATAAACTTTATATAGGCGGAGTTGGCGTAGATTATGAGGAACCTATTATTGAAACATATAAGAAAGAACACGACAGCATAATGGATATTCTTAATTTAGGTTTGTCGATTCCTTTAATGTACTACAGCAAGCCTAATAAAAATAATAGATCATCGATTAAAAATTCTTATGACAGTTCAATAGTCAACGAATCCCTACACAATCATTTATTAGGATTACTTAACAACAAGTCTTTTACTAAAAAAAATAGAAATTATATCAAAAAAACTAGAAAACAACGATACTCGTAATGTTCTTTCTTAGATTCTTTTTGCCCGACCTTTAATTGCTCTCATTATATAATATAATTATAAAATTAATAATTATATTATCTATCTTCTTCTTCTTCTTCCACGATTGCCTACAAAAGACTGTTTATGGTCGGCGATTTTATCATCCTTTTTATTTACGTTGTCGTCGTCGGGGATTTTATCATCGATTTTACCATCGATATTACCATCGATTTTACCATCGATTTTATTTTCGCTGCTGTTGCCTTCACGACGTCTTCTCATCCTGCCTTTAAATCCCTGCTTGCCTCTTCCTACAAATCCTTGACGTAAAGGAGCAGCATTCTTGGCAGACGAAAATCCCTCAAATCCGCTTACTCTACTTCCTGTGAAGTTGTCATCGACGTCGCAGACGCCGCCGCCGCACTGGTTCTCTCTAAAACCCGAACGACCGCCCTCGAATCCGCATGAGCCTGGTTCGTCGCAAGTCTCGCCGCCTTCGCGGAATCCAGATCTGTATGCTGTGTTAAGCGTGGTACCTTCAAATCCCTGGCGTCCACGGCGTACACGGCGCTTTCCGTTGCCTTCTTTGAACATAGTATTTCCTACACCCATAACACTGTGTGTGCTTGTGTATGTTAATGTAATTAACACTAAAATTCCAAAAACGATAACTAAGGGCTTCATGTTCTTTTGTTTAATATTTCTCTTTAAGTTTTTAGCTTGTCCTCTAAATACTTTCATTATATAATACATTTATAAAATATTTTCCATAAATTAAAAATGAACGATTATATCCATCTTATTATCTCTAAATATATCTTCATCTATCGAATTAATCCCCTTTTTATATAAAACTAATTTGTTGTTCTCCATATCAGCTTCTTCTAAATTAAAACACTTCTTGCCTAATATTAATTCGTTTTTAATTTCTTTGTCAAAATATATATGCATGTTATTGCTAGAATCTATTATAATGTTACCACTCAATTCTGGTATACATTTTACTAAAAGTATTTCATCGGTTTTTTTTATGTCGTAATACAATTCGTTGTGCCACAGCGGCACAGTAAGAGTATCGCCTTTGTAATTTAACAAAAACACATTACTCTCCAATATATCGTCTATAGACGGGTTGATTACTATTGTAACCATATTAATCTTTTTTTCGAAAGATCTCAATATCGAATCCTCTATATCAAAAAGTTCTTTATATTCCTTTAAAAATTCGTAAATCTTCTTTAAATTTTCTGGTTCGCAATTCTCTATAATATACGGAATAAAGGACTTGTTCAATATTTTTAATATTATCGGTACATACTCAAAATCATCTAAATGTTCTCTCAAAAATTCCTCCAATATACTTGTATATTTTGTATCACTCTTATTATTATTTACTAGGTAATTGTATGCTTCATTAACCTCCAAAAATAACTCTGTCGCATTCTCCAATTTGCATTTATCTGGGTGATACTTCAACGCTTGGATTCTATACTTTTTTTTGACTTCATTTACATCTAATGATTTCTTAGTATCTATTTTCAATATATTACAAGCTTTCTCATAATTCATGTACAACTATTACTAAATAATAAAAGTAATTTTCTAAATGATAAATAGGTCTATAATTATTATTATATAACTGGAAAAATTGGATAGTTTTAAACAACACGTCGCCTAATTTTTCAGTTTTTAATAAACCACAATTAATAAGCTCTTTAATTACATACCAAATTACATCATTAATGTCATTTTTATAAATCAAAATATCATAAATTATTTCTCTTAGCTGTGAATAACTTAAATTCTTATAATCTTTAATTATGTTTAACAATCTATCATAAATAGGTTTATACATGTCATCTAACTCGGTTAATTCACCCTTAATATATTTAATATTTGAAGATTCCGTTTTTTTACATTTCAAATTTTTTTTAAGTAGACTTTTACTATACATTGGAACATTTATGATTATACATTTGTTTAAAATAATATCAGGTATAAATGATAATTCGGTAGTTAAAAAAACGTACTTAATGTCTGGATTATACTGTGTGTAACTATAAAATACATCTAATAACTCATTGTTTATACTATGAAAATTTTTACATAAAATAATTCCTTTGTGTATCTTACTGCTTTCTATTATATCCAGTATTTTACTGTATATTTCATTCCAATTGTTTTTGGAATTACATCCTAACAATTCCATATCTACCTCAAAATGCGTGTCGCTTATTTTAATGTTAAATGTTTGTTTGGTTAGTTGCAATACTAACTTTTTTTCATATTTTAAATTAGTTGAACTATATTTATTAATTACTGACAAAGCTTGACTGTATTTGCCTACACCTGAAGGACCATAAAATATTAGATTGGGTAAATCATCTATATTTTCCGGTAATTTACTATATATTGTTTTTAACTTTGGGTGTAATGTACTATTGTTAACGTTACTAACATAATCTACAAAATGTTCCTCATAAAATTTCATTATTACTATTTAAAGTTATATTTGATATAACTTTAAATGATAATATATACTAAACTTGATAATTATAATAAAAATTTTATATATTTTGGTGAAAACATTAAAAATACCGTAATAATTAACGGTAAATTCATAAGAATAGTCTACTCAGATGAACTGTGTACGCTAAACGGTATTTACATATTAGTACCTTTTAGTAACCTTAAAAAGAACAGTCAAAATTCTTTTAGTATTGATAAAAACGATCCAGTTATCGCCAAAATATGTGAAATGGAAAAAGATATACTTGATAAATACAGTTCATCAAAAACAAAAGAATATAAATTAGCTGAACAACTTGAAAAAAATACTGTCAAAATATTTAGCTCTAAAAATAATCTACAAACTATCATAATTAAAATATCTGGGTTATGGGAAAGCGACACCGCGTATGGACTAACATATAAATTTATTAATTATTAAATCTATACTCATTCATCTTATCCCAGTCGACGCCCATCTGCATCATACCTATACTCATCTATATTTTTGTCCATTATTACATACTGTAATCTCATATACATGTCTACATAAATCAATATTAGTTTGAGCGTCATGATGTACAAAGCCAACGAGTAAACCATTATAGGAGTTTTAATCTTGTCTTTCATATCTTGTAACTGTTGCAGTTGTCTAAAATCATACGCAAAAAATAACTGCATTACGAAAACTATTATAAGAATATACGTGATATGTTTTGAATACTTTTTAAAATCGCCTTCTATGTTATTTTCATGTAAATAGTTTTCGTGTAACTTGTATAATCGGTATATCAAATACACTGTAATTAGAAATATAAGTGTAGCAATATATTTAGGTATATACTCCTTCATATCAGAACCTAAACTGTCTGCTTCTATAAAAGTACTCAAAACCGTAGATACTATTATAGTCATTAACCCAGGTTTATATAAACCCTTTTGTTTAGTTGAATAAAGCAATGTTCCTATACCCCCACATAATATTGTAAACTTTTGTAATTCAATATTATCATTTTTATCATTATCATCACTCATCTCTAATAATTTATTATATTATTTTATTTTGTTATTTAAATATATAAAAATGTTTCAGGAAAACAAAAATTATTTATTTCATAGGAAAATTATCGCAGTACATTCTCAAGATAGAGACATTAACAAATGGCCGAAGTCCAACGAGTTTGAAGTTAAACTTCCTATTAATTATAAAAAAGTTTCCTCATTACAACTATTAAGCATTCAGCTTCCAAAAAAATATAACATATTCTCCAACTATAATCAAAACACTAAACTTAAATATAATAATGCTACTATTCAAATTAACGATGGAACTTATACCCCTCAACAAATGTGCGCCATGTTGACAGATAAATTAACTGGTATTACAGTTGTATATAATGACATTGATATGAAATTTTATTTTTATTCTGATGCTGAGTTCACTATTCATGCCGGAGAAAATATAATATACAGTGATCTATGTAATACCAACAATGTTTATAATTATACTTTTAATTGGGGGTTACCTTTCTATCTTGGTTTCGAAAAAAAATCATACACATCAACGGTAACAGATTTTACAATAATCGACGGCGATGGATCATTAACTTCTACTACTGGAAAACATGTCATTGTATCGCCTGTACCCGCACCAGTATACGGTGAAGAAGATATTTATCTAGAAATCGATAAATACAATTATATAGACGAAATTGAACCATACTCTATTAACACAAACAATAATATTACAGATGTTTCTTATCTATCGTGTGTATCTCTTGCTACTTTAAGAGGCGAACGTTCTACTAATTATAGTAAAATTACCCAAAATAACCTTAAACAACGGGGTGTTAAGTGTTTAAATAAAAGCTCTAATGACTATAACGGCGTATATAATTCCTCATTTGCAAAAATACCCATATTTATCGAAACCGGTAAAAATGTTACACACGATAGTGCATTTTTAAACAATATCTACTACAGCGATCCGCCTATAGAAACATTGTCTAAACTTAAATTTAAATTCAGATATCACGATGGAAGATTAGTCGATTTCTATAATCATCCTATAAGTCTAACAATTGGATTAGGTATGTTACGTGAAGACTTCGATAAAGGTAATAATATTAAATTCCCCGAGGCTTATAGTTAGATTCCACCCATCATCTTGTCAAAACCTTTCTTTACGGTGTTTACGCCGTCAAAACAATCAAAACAACCCTCTATAAGTTCTGGGAAAAACCAAGCAATTATAAATGATGGTAGTGCAACCATCGTTATGTAATTTGATGCTTTTTTTATGGGCCCCAACATTTTAGGATCACATTTAGGATTAGGAAGCATAATAACAGCCGTTATAGTCATTAAAGCAGCTAAAAATCCCGCCAGAATAGCCGCAACTACAGTTGTTACAGTTCTATCTAATCTAATTAAAGAAGTTATAGCGTACAATAGTATTCCTGGTATTAACATTAATCTCCAAATATAAAATACTATAATGTAAATCGTATGGGCTAATTCATTATTATCTAATTTCTTGGTAATAGGATGTCTGTACCCTATGTCTAATTCATTCAACATTGATTTAATGTTTCTTAAAAGCCAGTCATCGTAGTTCTTAGGCTCTTCACCTTCTGGTATATTACAGCAACCTAAGCTCCTTACAATATTTTCAATATATCTCGGAGGAGCAGCATTAATTTTTGGACCCAATATTTTTACTCTATGATCACGAAAATATGCAAAAGCACCTGGTACTCTAGAAAGTAATGCATCGAACGTTGTTTGCGCTTTATAAAGTAGTGGATTTGGTGGTTCGCCTGGTGGTCCTCCTTTATTACCAAATTTCTTACGAGCTATCGATATTAATTGATATATTTCTCTCCAAGAATATCTAATTGCTACTAATCCTGTTAAGATTAAAATATAAATATTAATATATCTTCTTAATGTTAGCAATAATACAGGTATTAAAAATACTGAAAACAATGTAGGAATAACTAGATTTAAAATCTGCGGTAATGATATCATAATTTTACCAAATATAGGCGGAAGAAATATAAAAGCCAATGCAAACATGAAAAATATTACCCACAATAATATTGTTAGCCTCTCTTGTATAAAATCCTCCGTTTCTTTATTAATATCCTTCCAGCTTTCGTTGTCTCGCTTTCCTAACATAAATCTACCATATCTTAATGGATATGTAGAAGGCATTAACATGCCTATTATATATTTCTTAATACCAGGCACAATCATAAATGCAATCACGAAAAATGGATTCAAAAAACATACTGGTATTCGTAATCCGGGTATATTTGAAAAGGGGCCTTTACCATCAAACGGTGCCAAAGAACTCACAATTAATTCTGCAATCCCTTTAAAAACTAAAATTAAACCTTCTATAAAGCCTTGTATAAAAGCTATGGGATCTTTCATCTATTAATATATAACTATATTAATATTATGTTTCCAAATAATCTATTACCTTCAATAATATCTCCTCTTGATTTGTTAATTTCTGAAATATAAGATTCTCATCCAGCATTAATTCAAATATAGCATTGTATCTATTTTTACATTTTATATGTACTCCATCTTCTTCTATCTCGATACTAACTATTATACCGCCTGTTGTTAATTTTATTTTCTCCACACCTTCTTTAATCGATATCCACCTTATATAATTACCCGCCTCTAAATCCGATATTTCATCGATGTACCTGTAATCTATCAATTTATTCAAAAATTTGTTAATCTCACTCTTATCCAAATCTAGATCACTTAATATTCGTTTTTTATTATTCGATATTTTCAAACTGTTAAGTTTAACTATTGAATCGTTTTTTAAATTATTAATTGCCTTCTCCAACAATTCATTCTCATCCATATTAATATTTAATAAGTTATATAAATATTAATATTATTTACACATATTATTATATGAACTTTTTGGTGGTTGACCCATCTAATAACGTACTTTTATTACATAAAGTAAAAAAAAAACTAAAGGAACTAAACAATCTCAAATCTAATTTGACTAAAATTATTACTTATTGTCTAATACTATTTATTATATTAGTGTTTATGGTTATCATTTACATTGCCACTTACAATAGAAAATGGTTGTCTAGAGTTAAAATAAAACCTATCAAATTACCAGGAACTACCCAACCCTAAAACTCCATTTGCAGCCATTGGTTCATCGTTTTCAGGTATTAAACCTATGCCACCCGAGCTTTGTGGTCCAACATCCGACGGTGCCTGTTGTATTACAGGCATCTGTGTACTCGCCAATCCAGGCGTAGGCAGTAGATTACTGGCAAAATCATTTGTTGTAGGCTGGACGGGTTGCGTCACTTGCATCGGTGTATGCGATAATGGCTGTGAAACCTTTAGATTTCCTCCATTATTACGACCCGTATTTATGCGAAAGAATGATAAACTATCTAATATTATATTTACTTTATCACCTAATTTTGTTTGTAAGCTTAATAATATTACTAAAAACGGTATAACGAAACCTAACATATTGATTTCTTTATATGATGTTTTCGTGTATGTCGGTAAATATGTAACTATTCTATGTATTAATATCATTCCTAAAAATAAACCGATAATTTGAATTAACATCTCAAATATAAGGGTAGTATAGTGCTTAGTCTCATCTGCCTCTGGAATGTATATCTGGAATATTTTATTTAATATAACCACTAATACAAACGACGTTAAGGTGTATTGAAATAAATTCATCATTTCTGTCTTACTCTCGCCGTCTAATTTGAAAATATGATTAATAAAACTTGTTTTAACTTCTGTAGTACTTTCTTTGATTGCTTCCATATGTTTTATAAAAAGAAATTAAAAATTTAGATGCATATTATTTAATGGTAGACTTTGCTAAAAATAAGGATGAAATGCAATATCTTAATTTGATTAAAGACATACTCGATAAAGGGTATGAGGAAACTGGTAGAAATGGAAAAGTTAAGGCATTATTTGGTGCTACTATGCGATTTGATCTAACCGACAACAAAATACCTTTACTTACCACTAAAAGACTGGCATGGAAAACATGTCTAAAAGAACTTCTTTGGTTTATTAGCGGATCAACCGATAACAAAATATTGAAAAATAATAATGTTAAAATATGGAACGGTAATGCATCTAGGGAATTTTTAGACTCCAGAGGATTAACTCATTTAGAAGAAGATGATCTTGGTCCTGTGTACGGACACCAATGGCGGTTTTTTAATGCTCCATATGACAATTGTTCTACCGACTATACAGGCAAAGGTGTTGATCAACTTAAATATATAATAGATTCCCTAAATGATCCAAATACAAGAAATTCAAGAAGACTCATATTGTCGGCATGGAATCCGCAACAAATAGACGAAATGGCCTTGCCTCCATGTCACGTTCTTATGCAATTTAACGTATTCGACGATGACAAACTAAGCGTCTCTCTTTATCAAAGAAGCGGCGATGTGGGGTTAGGGGTTCCCTTTAATATTGCTTCTTATGCTTTTCTTACACATCTTGTAGCAAAACACTGTGGTTTGAAACCTGTAGAATTCGTCCACTTTTTAGGAAACGTTCATATTTATAGCGATCATTTAGAAACTCTTGAATTACAAAAAGAGAGAGAACCATATAAATTTCCTACTCTCAAAATTCTAAACACATATGACTCTATAGACCAGTATAAATTTGAAGATTTCCTTGTTGAGAATTATGAATATCACGGCGAATTAAAAATGATTATGCGAAAATAAATGGAAATTTTAATATTTTATTATAATTATAGATGGCATCTTTGGCTGCAGCTAAAAGACGACGCGCTCCTGGACAACCTAATACTCTTACTAATAATACGCCTATTACTGCTAACCCCAGTACGCCTCAGCCAGGTGGTCAATTATCATTACAACAGGCTATTTCTCTTGTAGGTACAAGAATTAACAAACTCGAATCTACGCTTA